CATGTATTCTTCCCTTATGTACATAATTTTTTATAGAATTTAAAAAAGTGTTACTAAGTTTATCTACATTTCTGGCGGTAGCAATAGCTTTAATAAATTTATTTTCGTGTCTAGATAAATAATTTTTTGTAAAAGAAGGTTTATTTGTTTTTTCTGTTCTTTCAAAATCACTTATGTTTAAATGTTCACAAACTTTTGCAATACTAGAAGCAGCCCATACCTCTGGGTAAAAACCAATCTCATCTTTTACTCTTTTAAGACACTCATCAAATGTTCTTTTTAGTTTAGCTTCTAATATAGAAACTTGTTGTTCATCTACTCTAACACCATTCCATTTCATGTCTAATATACAGGGAAATGTTCTTGTTTCTAATTTTGTGATAGACTCTAATTCTTGATGAATTATTTCTTTTTTTAATTCTTGCCACAAAGCTAAGGTTATCTCCGCATCTTTTTCTGCATACTCACCTACATACATTGCTGGTAATTTATACATTTCTGCTTTGGCGTCTACTCCCCATTCTTTAGCAGATTGATTTAATATAGTCTCGTTTTTACGCATTCCTGTGTAGTCAAATGATACAGAACTTAAATCATACCTAAATCTATTTTCATTAACCAAAGATGCCATAATCATAGTATCAATAATTGCTCCGTGGACCGTGAGCCCTAGCCTACGTATCCAACACATATCATAAATTGCATTATGAAATATTTTTTTAGAGTCAGTTTTTAAAACATCTTGAAACCATTCTAAAACTTTTTTACGCTCCATATTAGGACCATTTTGATGAGCTATAGGAAAATATCCAACCCAATTGCTAACTGCTATAGCTATACCAACAACATCACCTACACCTCTTGTAGAGGCGGATCCTTTTGTTTTTAAATCAGGATCCCAAGTTTCTAAATCAATTGCTATTTCATCGTATTTTGATAGATCTGGAAAATGTTCCGGACAAACCCATTCTGTTTGCGCTGTAAATAATGATTTTTGCATTATAAATAATCCCTTTCTTTTATCATTTCTAAATAATGTATTGCCTTATCGATGTCTTGTTCTTTCCCTTTCGCTGCATGTCTGCATATATATTTTATAGCTGATCCTTCTGCAAAAGGCAAACGATTTTCATTTATAAATTGGCTTGGTTGAATCTTCATGTCCTTGTAGTGAGATCCTCCTACTTGTTTTTTGTATGCGTTCATTTTATATATATCCTGTTGGTCCTAAGAGAGGAAAAGTATGACTTTTAGTTTGTAGTATTGGATCAAAAATAACTAAAGATTTTTTAGTCCTTGTTACACCTACATAACAACACCTGATTTCCTCGTGCTCAAGTTTTGCTAATCCTGAATTATAATTTTTTAAACCCATAAAACCCCAGTCATTAGATAATATTACAGTATTACTTTCCATGCCTTTTAAACCGTGAATTGTAGACACTCGTATTTTAGATTTTGATAATGTTTTATCATTTTCCCAAGCAAATTTTAAATAACTATTGTAGTCATCATCATCTTCAAACAAAGCATTTGGCAATTGTTTTGTTTTCTTTCTTTTTGTTGTAAAATTAAAAACTTCATGCCATTCATTATTAATATCAGCTAAAATTTTAAATTCTTCTTGTATTTCTTTAAATGTGTACACAACATTTTTATCAGTAAATTCCGTGGGCCATAAATTTCTATCAGTTAATGCTTTTTTCATACCATGTTTAACTAAACCTGGTTTAAGCGCGTCTGCTAATTTTGATATATAAGGTCCACGAATTCCTATTCCTTTTTTTAACATATCCCAACTTTTAAGAACGTCTCTTACAGAATTTGGAACACTTGATTTAAACGACCCCACATCTTCCGTGTTCCTTTGTTTTTCTTCCCAAATAATACCTCTATCCTTTAAATATCTAACAAAAAGAGCGCATTTAGCCCATGTTCTAGCCATAAAAAAAGATTCTGAGTCTATTTCAATAATACTATCTAATTCAGATAAATCATTTATAGTTGTAAGTTCACCATCTTCATTATCACATTTGTATTTATTACCTAACCTATCTTTATCTGGTATTTGAGATATAATTTTTTGCGCTAAATCATATATTTTTTTTGGTAGTCTATAAGTTTTTTCTAAAAATCTTTTACTTGAACAAGGCCATTTTAAAAAAATTTTTGGGTCAGCACCCTTCCATCCAAAAATAGATTGGTCGTCGTCACCAACTAAAAATAATTCTTTTGTTTTTAAACCTAATTTTGATATAACCTTCCATTCTAATTTAGATAAATCTTGAACTTCATCAACCATAACAACTTCATATTCTGGAAATTGAACATTAGGTACTAAAGCTTTTTCTAACATATCTTCAAAATCAATTAAGTTATTAACTTTTTTAAAATTTATATAATTATTATAAACATAAGCTATTTCCCCTCTTAATAATCTTGAAAATTTAAAATTATCAGTTTGGTCACTAAACTCTAAAACTTCTTCAACAGATTTTTTCATTTGATGTCTTGCTTGTCCTATAAGACTAAAAATTGAAAAAAATTTATTATCCTCCTTCTCAGTCCAAGAAACCATATCATCTATATTGTCAGTGGCTATGTAATTAGGGTCATCTAACATAATCCAATTATCTGGATCTGTTTTAATTTTATTTTTAAATTCTTTTTTTGCTTGAGAAGAAAATATATCCCACTCTGGTAATTTGTCCTTGCAATATTTATGTATAGTCTTTATACTTTCGGCTTGTTTTTTAGAAAAATTTAACTCATCCATACATCTTTCTTGTAAATTAGTAACTGTTGCTTTTGCAAAACCCACCATTAGAAGTTGATCAGGCAGCATACCCCCCTTAAAATAATTATCTATAATTTTTAATATTTCTGTTGTTTTACCACAACCAGGGCCCCCTAATATTTTATATCTTTTTTTATAAGGATACATTAATAAGGTGCCTTATCATTTTGTTCAAAATCTATGCTATCGCCTTTAATTTCCTCTGAATTAAATTTTTTAGAATCTAATACGTACACCCATTTTTTTTGCTCATCATTTATATGTAGTTTTTCCCTAGATATACCTGTTAATTTTTTAATCATTTGATGTGTAATATTTTCTGTAGGTTCCCAATTATTTGTTTTTAAATATTTGTAAAATGGATCAAACATAAATTTAACATGTAAAATTTTATCGATTTCCTCGTGATAAGGCCTACCAAATAAAATTTGTTTTTTGTCTTTTGTTCTTCTTAAATTAAAACAATACAGCTCCAAACTATTTTTTAACCTAACTTGAGGATGACTTTCTTCAGGTGCATCTATAGGTGTTGCTTTTAATTGTAAACTTCTTATCTGCAAATCCCAATTTTTAATTTTAGGAGGAGTTTTACCTGTCTGCTCTGTTGCAGCCTCTCTTGCTAAATCTTGTCTAATAAGTTCTTTAGAGTAAAGCCTGACTTCTTCCCCATTAAAACCTAAATACCATATTTTAGGTGTTGATTTAACATAAGATAAAGGTCCTAAAACTAAGTCAGCATTCCCTGAACCACCTACTCCAAATTTTCTAGATATACATAGTTCTTTATTACAATGAGGTTTCAACCAATCTTCATTACATCTATAAGAATAATCTTTTTTTTCTCTAGAAGAAACTACCGCGGCAACTTCTGAATAAGGTAGACCTTTGCCGGAGGGTTCAAAAAATTTTTTGTTGTACTCACCAACTTTTTCTTTCCATTCTTCATTGTCCGGATATCTTAACTTGATATAACGTGCCATATCTTGTAAAGTGTCGTTCCGCCTGCTTTTTTCTACACCAAATTTAGCTAATGCCTGCATACAAGGTGGACCCTCTTTAAACCAATCCCCAATTTCACCTTCGTCAACATTTGATTTTAATTTTTTTAATTGAGCTGGTGTAGTTTGGTTTTTACTATGCCATTCGAAAAATTCTTCAATAGAAGCCTTACTACCATCTTCTTTTATCATGTATCTTGAAGTATTTAGGGCTTTATAATAAGGTAAATTAATCCAACTACCGGCAGAGCCTTTGTCTAAATTTAAATATTTTTGCACTGGAAAAATTTTATCCGGTTTTTCTACGGCAAATATATTTTTAATGCCATGTAATTTTTCTCTCATTAACATAGCAGGAACTTCTTCCGTCATAAATACATAAACATGTATTCCACCGCTTTTTGACTTGAATGGAACTAAATTTACATTTATACTTTTAATTTTTTTAAATAATTCTTTTACGTCTGGTTTGTAGTTATCAAGATCTATTGCACCCCATTTACATTTACTTTCTCTATTAATCGGACACATCCCTAAACTATCTGCAGTTTTAACACCGTAGTTTGTTTTAATTTTAAATTTTTTACCTAATAAATGTGCTTCCCACATATCTCTTGTGTGTGGATAGCTAGATGTTTTTGAAGTACCTGATTTTTTTCCTTCGCCATCACTTTCGTCAACTATATGGTAACCAAATCTTTCCTCTAATCCTTTAA